TCACGCATCAGTATCTTTACCCCATCCGCGGTGAACCATAAGAACACCGTTGACGATAGCGTGTCTTTTCCCTTCTTTATCGCCAATGTATTTTCTGACTGTGGCACGATTGCAGTTCAGTATTCGGGCCACTTCGGTCTGATTTCCATATGCCTCAACAAGCATGTCAGGAATGGTTTTTACGGTGAACGTCATGCGGCCTCACTTCTGCTGTTTCGCAGGTCTTTAAGTTTCTGTTGATACTCTGCCTTGATCGCCTTGCACTCTTCGACAGTCCAGCGGTGGCGACTATGGTTTGATTCGATTTCGTCTACTGCTTCCTGCCCGATGCGGTTAATCAGTTCGACACGATACGGAACGAGATTTCCGCTTTTGTACTGGTTACACACCACGCATTGCTTATGGATATTGCGTTCATCAAATCTGAGCTGAGGTGCCGCAGCTGTTGTACGGTAATGGCCTGCATCCCACTGGGCTGAATCGAACGTCCCGCATGAAACACACGGCAAATGACGGTCCCGCTCCCTGATATAAGCATTCACAGCCTGTTGTGCCTGCTTAATCCAGTAACTGCGGGGCTGTAAGTCCCTCCTGCGCGCTTTCAGCTTGTCTGCCTGCTCTTTTGCTGAAGCTATCGCCTTTTCTTTTCTGACCAGTTCCAGTGCGCACTGACCACAGCAAACTTTCTGATATGAGCGGAACGGCACAAACGAGGAGCCGCACACTTTGCATTTTTTTGGTTTACGTTGCTTCATCATCACCTCAGAAAAACGACAGCAGGCGGTTATTCAGTTCAGGATTGTTTGAGCGCCCGAACACATGTTTTAACGCGGCATTAATCATTGCGTTGTAGCAACGTTCAAACTCATCCTGATCCATATTCGCGTAACTCAGGCTTTTTGCCCGATATCTCACCTCGCCTCTTATGGTTGTGACCACATCATAGAACCCGGCAAGAATTGTCAGATTTTTACGAAACTCATCAAACTGCGTCGCTTCATCAGAGAATTCGTATCCAGCATGTTCAGCGCACCAGTACTGAAAGCAGAAATTAAGAAAAGCGAACATCTTCCGGTGAAAAGATGGGTTACGGGTAAGTTTTGCTTCCAGTGTATACAGCTCACCGTTTTTAAATTTTGCCAGTCGGGGTAAATCGCGCTCATACGCCGGTACAAATACGCCATTAGCCGCCTTGATCATCTCTATTTCCATCAGGCAGCCTCCGCTTTGAATTTGCGCGTCAACACATGTTCACGGGCTTCACACCCCTGAATGAGCATGTCGTTAAAATCCGGCAAGTCAGGCCAGCGAATGCTGACCTTCTCAACGTCATTACGACTCATGAGATTCTTATGCCCACATTTAAAGGCAGCCGCCAGACCTGCGCCGTGCTCATCATTGTCTGCAAAGATAATCAGGTGATTAACGCCTGGTGGCGCAATAAACTTCTCCATAAAACCGGAGTTCATTGTTGACCACACATTGCAGCGGAAGATTTGACGGCATGAAAGCGCAGTTTCGATACCCTCGGCTATCCCCAGAGTGGACGACACCGGATACAGGCGTATTGCCACCGATTTGGCATGCTGCAAACCAGGCAACTCCTGTAGCGCGGTCATTTTTTTAGCCGCCTCTACATTCGCCTTGCGATCACCATCCAGCAACGTACGATGCAGATAGCAAAGAGAACCTCTGTCATCTGTTGCAATGGCGTAAATTGCCTGATATTCGCGCCCGCTGGCGATCTGACGGTCACAAAAACGCACGGATTCGGTCGGTAACTGGAGTATTCCCCTCCCCTGCAGGTACGCCTCACCTGTTGTGCCCCGCAGACACGGGAGTCCGGCAAACTTATCCATGACCAGCTCCCGCTTTCTGCTTATCTCTGTTACAGGCTGGCTGACTTTCTCCCTCTTCCAGGTATTTCCGATCAGCCGATCGATTTCATCACACAACGTCACCCAGGGCTTACCCGTGGCAAGTTGCAACAGATTCATCCCGTCCCCGTGACCACAGACACAAATCCATGAACCGGAACCATCCTTATCATCACAGCGAAATTTACCTCTGGCACCACATATCGGGCAGGGGCCGCTATAATGTTTCAAGCCAGTAACAGGAGGCATGCCGTAATATTCAAAAATTCGCCCCCAATGCCCGGCCGCTGCCTTCTTAGTCTGCATGCTGGCCTCCTGTCATGGCTTTCTTGCGCCCTTTGGCATAGGCAATGGTCTTTGACTTGATGAAGTTGTACACTTCAACTGAGGTTTGCAGCGGCGCATTACTGAAGCCTTTAGGCCACACACCGAACTTCTCCTTGTAGGTATGAGCGCACCATCCGTCACTCAGGGGTTTACCCGTCGCGTTGCGGTAATTCTGATACCCCTTGATCTCACTCCACCAACGCTGCTTTTCCTCGCGACTGTATTCGCGTTTCCCTTTGTTTACGCGAGAGAGTTTTCGATCGCGGTCTGTTGCCACATCATCGCCACCAAGAGGACGAAACCCACATTTGGGACACATGTGTACACCAGCAGGCTTCATGAAGTGGCATTTGGGGCATTCTCTGGGAAGTTTCTCAGCCTTAACCTCGCCACCGCCAGCAGACGCTTTCATTCCGTCATTTTTACCCGGCAGTTCGTCATACTCGATATCCTCGGGGAAGCCCAGCCGATGAACCGTACCAGAATGGTCGAAAATCAACGCACGTTTTTTACCTGGGGCTGTACGTAACGCTCTACCTATGCACTGCAACCAACGGATTTCTGATTTTGTCGGACGGGCGTAGATCAGGCAGCGAACATCGCTGTCAAATCCCGCAACCAGTACACCAACGTTGACAATTATTTTGGTCGCGCCCTCTTCAAAACGGCGAATGATGTCCTGTCGTTCATCATGGAGGGTATCTGCCGTCATCACCTCTGCGCCAATACCGGCCTGTAAAAACTCACGGGTAACAAAATTCGCATGCGCAACATTCACGCAAAAGCAGATCGTCGGCAAATCCTCGCCATTCTCAAGCCAGTTGCGAACGATATCGCCAACCAGATCCGAACTCCCCATGATGGATGCGAGCTGCTCCTCGTTGTAATCCCGTCCAAATACGGTGTTACTGGTTTTTACGCCAGCCAGATCAGGCATTGAGGGGGCAAAAAACTCGTAATCGCTCAGATCACCACGCTGAATAAGTTCACGAATCGTTGTAGGCTTGATCAGGCATTCGTAGTACTTCCCCATCCAGGCTGCGAACGGGGTGCCGGAAAGTCCAAGAACCCTGATGTCTCTGTCCCGGATAACCTCAAGTAACGCACGACGCTTCATGTGTGCTTCATCGATGATCAGCAGATCGATGTTGTCAGGAAACTCACGACGGATCAGCGTGTCGGCACTGGCAATCTGAATCAGTCGTGACGGGTCATAGTTAGGGTGATCACGCCATACAAAACTGATTTCTTCCCACGGCAAACCGTATTCGGTGAAACGTTCCGCTGTCTGGTTCAGCAGGATGGTGTACGGACAGACAAACATCACCCGCATACCACGTTCAACCATTCCGGCAGTGACGAATGCTGCAAGACCAGTTTTGCCAGAGCCAGTGGGTGCATACATCAGGTACGTGCGATGCAGTTTCCACTGGTGCCGCAGCTGGTTTAAACCGCGCTCCTGAGCAAAGTTTGGGGTGATTTTCAGCATGACGCCCCCTTGCCATTCGCCGGGATGATATCGATCCCAGCATCGCTATAACTGGTCAGTTTCTTTGGCATTCGAAGCAACACAAAGCCTTCAGTGCCACGACGTGCCAATTCACGCAATTTCATGACTGAGCGGGGTCGCGGAGAGCTACGATCGATCTCGATAGCCACACTCCCACCAGTTTTTGCTGTTGCGAGAATATCAACACGGAAATTTCTGCCATCGATTCTTACTGTGACATTGCTTGCCACATGCATCCCCTGTGACTCAAGGATCGTTACGACATCAGCCAGAAAGCTGTAACGCTCCTCTGTTCTCAGTGGTACAGTGCTCAGTGTACGGATCAGTGCCGATTTGGTTGCTGCTGACATAGTTTATCACTCAATAGTTAGCTCGATAATTATTTCACCAGAAACTATCGCGCGCTTATACAGTGATCTACCTAACCTATGTACCTGCCTTCTGGCCTAGGCCAAGGGATACAGGCCTTACCAACGACTCCACCCCCTTACCCCCTCCTCGCTTCCTTTCAGGAAATTAGTTGCATGTGAAATTATTTCTAGCGCAACTAACCGCCATCATGGTGTCGGGGGAAACTTCCGTACCGCTACTGGCGAAAGCATCCAGCCACGGCTGGCTCTCGCGTACTTCTGGACATACACCCGTAACCGGGTGTTGGCGCTCCGTCTTGCCCTGTTGCCCTTCCTGAACGATACAGGCTCCTTGTCCCACTCTTCCTGGTACACTCTCGCGTACTCTGCTGCAATTTTTACCCGGGTGGTCGGGTCTAGCTGTAACAATTGCTCCTGTATCCAGTCCCGATCAGCATCACAGTACTGCTCGGGCATAACCGTTTTGATTTGCCTGTTCACTCACACCTCCGATGGGCTGTGTGTCCAGGATTAATCATCGCCTCTTACGAACGCAGGGAACGGACGAACCTCTTCCGCCTCAACTGTGCCGTCATCAAAGGTTTTGACGTATATTTCTCGTCCGACGAGAAGCGCTTTACTGATTGCACTCTGCGCCACGCCAAAGTCCTTAGCGGCTTTCTTTTGGCCGAACCTGTATACGTAATCAGCCAGGGTCTCTTTTTTCATCGCCATAACTGACTCCTTCAAAATGCCCATATCATTACGCACAGTTATTAAAATGTCAACACCGCAGATATTTCATTACATATAACCAAAGGTGATATGGTATGAACATGAAAAAGAAACCGTTAACCCCTGAGCAACTGGAAGACGCCAAGCGTCTGAAAAGTATTTTTAACGCTAAAAAGAAAGAGTTAGGCCTGTCGCAGGAATCATTAGCCTATGAATTAGGTGTTACCCAAAGCGCTGTTAATCAGCTAATGGCTGGCATCAACGCCATAAATGCCAGCCACGCAGCACAGCTTGCTAAGATACTGAATGTAAAGGTCGGAGATTTCAGTCCCAGCCTGGCAAAATCTATTGCAGAAATGGCGCTCGCAATTGAAGAGCCATTAACTCGTGTCCCCGCTTACGAATATCCGTTACTCTCCTGCGTACAAGCTGGCGCATTCTCAATGGATGATATTTCGTACACCGCAAAAGATGCGATTAAATGGATCTCCACCACCACAAAAGCCAGTGACAGGTCGTTCTGGCTGGAGGTCAAGGGGCATTCAATGACCGCACCGCAGGGTGGTAAACCCAGCTTCCCTGAAGGTATGCTGATACTCGTTGACCCTGAACGGGAAATCGAGGATGGCGATTTTTGCGTGGCCCGAATGAACGGCGATGAATTTACCTTCAAACGATTCATTCGTGAGAGCGGTAAAGCGTACCTGGAGCCGCTCAACCCACGATTCGACATGATTGAGTGTAACGAAAACTGCCAGTTTGTCGGAAAGGTCATCAAATCGCAGTGGAATGATGAGACTTTTGATTGAGCTCACAGAGTGATTTGACATCCTTCACGCCTGAAGAATGTGGAGGATGTCAAAAGCACGTTGGCATCATCATGCCACGTAAAGAGGATTAGTTATGCTTCAAAAGCTAGACGTCGCAGACAGCGTGCGTCGCGAGCTGTCTCCCCGTACCGCGCGTAAACACAAAGCAGAGTTCGGCCAGTTCATGACGCCTTCTGGCGTGGCCCGTTTTATGGCCTCCTTGTTTCCACCGAGCACAATGAAAACTTGCCGTCTACTGGACGCAGGCGCTGGTTTAGGCGCACTGTCTTGCGCCTTCCTCGACCGTTGGCTGGTTGGCGAGTTTGGCTTTGAGTCTGTCGAGGCAACAGCCTACGAAATCGACAAAAAGCTGTGTGGTCACCTTGCGAAGCACTTAACCGGGTACAGGAGAGTGACGCCCCGCATCATCGAAGGGGATTATATTGAGCTGGCAACCGCCGAAGGTCTACAGGATCGAGGTTATACCCATGCAATACTTAATCCGCCTTACAAGAAGATCAATAGCCAGTCAGCCCACCGGCAGGCTCTTCGCACTGTCGGTATCGAGACGGTAAATCTGTATTCCGCCTTTGTTGCACTGGCTGTAGGTGAGGTTGCACCTGGCGGGCAGATAGTGGCCATAATCCCACGTAGTTTCTGCAACGGACCGTATTACCGTCCGTTCCGTAATTTCATACTTGAGCGGGCAGCAATCCGCCATATTCATTTGTTCGAATCACGTAGCAAAGCTTTCAGGGATGACGATGTGTTGCAGGAAAATATTATCATCCGCCTGGAGCGTGGAGGCCGTCAGGAGGCTGTTACAGTCACAACTTCGACCGATGATAGCTTTTTTGACCTGGTCACCTACGAACACCCATTTGACCAGATTGTGTACCCGGACGATTCGGAGCGGTTTATTCATGTGCCGACCACGCTCGAGAAAAGCACCATTGAGTTATCATCTGCCGTACAATGTTCGCTGGCTGATATTGGCGTGAAGGTATCGACCGGACCGATAGTTGATTTCCGACTGAAAGCTCATTTGCGCAGCATGCCAGAAGAAGGAACTGTTCCCCTGATCTACCCGAGCCATTTGAGTATGAGTAGCACTGTCTGGCCTGTGGAAGGTTTGAAGAAACCCAACGCAATCATGCGCAACGACGAGACAGAAAAGTGGCTTTACCCGAACGGTTTTTATTGTGTGGTGCGTCGTTTCTCGTCGAAGGAGGAAAAGCGCCGAGTGGTAGCAAGCGTCGTTGATCCTGCTACCTTCAGTGAGTATTCAGTGTTGGGATTTGAAAATCACATGAACGTGTTTCATGAGAACAAACATGGGTTACCCGAGGCGCTGGCCCGTGGCTTGGCCGTGTTCCTGAACACTACCGCAGTGGATAAGTACTTCCGTCGCTTCAACGGGCATACACAGGTCAATGCAACCGACCTCAAGATGATTAAGTACCCAAGCCGTGACACTCTGATAGAGCTTGGCAAGTGGGCTATGCAACAAGAAACTCTCACGCAAGAACATATTGACGCTAAGCTAGGAGCTCTGACTGCATGAACAACCAAAATGATTATATTGAGGCCGCTCAGCAAATTATAGCATCCTTAGGCCTGCCCAGAGCGCAGCAGAATGAGCGTTCTGCTTTGTGTTTGCTGGCACTCCTGAACCTCACACCGGGAAAAGCATGGGCCGACGCGGAAAATCCGCTTGTGGGCATTACACCAATCATGAATTGGGTTCGGGAGCACTACGGCAAGGTCTACGCACCCAATACTCGTGAGACATTCCGCCGCCAGTCTATGCATCAGTTCTGCGCTGCTGGAGTAGCCCTCTACAATCCGGACAAGCCCGATCGCCCAGTGAACAGCCCGAAGGCTGTTTATCAGATCGAACCTGCTGCTCTGTCCATGCTACGCACTTTCGGCAGCCCGGCATGGCACGATAGCCTTGCAACCTATTTAGCCGAGCGTGAAACGCTGGTTACCCGCTATGCTAAGGAGCGCGAACAGAATCGTATCCCTGTTGAAATTGCTGCGGGCCAGCAAATAACCCTCAGTCCCGGCGAGCACAGCGAACTTATCCGTGCCATAATAGAGGACTTCGCCCCACGTTTTGCTCCGGGTAGCGTGCTGGTCTATGCTGGCGACACTGGCGAAAAGTGGGGCTACTTCGACGCTCCACTGCTGGCCGGGCTAGGTGTTGATGTGGATTCACACGGTAAAATGCCAGATGTGGTGCTACATTTTACTGCGAAAAACTGGCTGCTACTGGTTGAGTCTGTCACCAGTCATGGACCGGTTGATGGGAAGCGGCATGCTGAGCTTGCCAGGCTGTTTGCCGGATCAACAGCCGGACTTGTCTATGTGACCGCTTTTCCAAATCGCTCCATCATGGGGCGATATCTTGGTGAAATCGCATGGGAAACAGAGGTATGGGTGGCTGATGCACCTTCTCATCTTATTCACTTCAACGGAGTGCGATTTCTTGGCCCCTACTCTACTGAATGAGAACAGGACCAGATAAATAGCCCGGCCCATGCGCCGGGTTTTTCTTTGCATATCCCCTCCTGTTATCTGCCCCCTTAAAAAATAAATCACTTTAAAAATCAGTTAAGTAATAATTTCTCGCCCTTAAAAAGCACCAACGGTATTTACATGAAAATCACCGCAAGTTATATTTATTTCAAGCCAGAAACATCGCGCCCTTACACAGGGCTACATAAATCAGTCGTACGGCGCGACTTAACCCGCCGCAAAATGCTCTTTAACAATCTGGAGCTTTACAGCGTCAATGACCTGTTTAGACCCCTACACGTAAACGTGCTGTATCATCGGGTGCGATCCGGTCGATGAGAGAGTATCCCCGCGCGAGAGCGAGAACGGCGTGAGAACGGGCAACACTGGCAGGAAGTTGGCGCTGACCAATACAGGGAATGTTTTGGGGTGCAGGCGGCACCGCCAAAGCGTTTCTGAGAAAGAACGGTATTGACTGCGTGTGATGTCGGGGCTATATTTGGCGAACACCTCATAAAACGGGTGTCGGGATTGCTACCCCGCTGACAATCGAGGCGATACAGACGCGCCAGCGTCTTTTTTTGTATCGACATACACGCACATCTTATCAATGGTGGGCTGTATGGGGCCGACTTCGGTCGGGCTGGTTCCCTTGATTGCCAGTTGTAGCAACCCTGTACAGTCCACCGCCAGCGAGCTTGCTACCTCCAGCGGTGGTTATCAATCACCAATCAAGGAGGCTGCCATTATGGCTACTATCCCAGTCCTTTCTCAACCTGAAATCACCATTTCCAATGGTCGCGCTGTTACTACGTCCTTTGCCGTTGCCGAATATTTTTGCAAGCGACACGATAACGTATTGCGCGCCATTGCAAATATTGAATGCTCAGAGAAATTTAACGCCCTCAATTTTGAGGACGTTACCTACACCGACGCCAAAGGCGAACAACGCCCAATGTACCAAATCACCAAAAACGGCTTCGTTTTTCTGGTGATGGGCTTCACCGGCAAAAAAGCAGCTGCATTCAAGGAAGCCTACATTGCTGAATTCGATCGCATGGAAAAACAACTATGGGAACAGAAACAACTGGCCCTGTCTTCTCCTGCGATGAATATCAATTTCCCTTTGTCGTGGTTTTCAGAGCATCACCCCTACGCCACGATGAACTATGTTGATCGCAAGGTTATCAGCCTTGATGCTTCCGTGCTCTTCGATATGCCAAGCCCAACTATGCGCATCCTCAATGAGCTACACAGCAAAGGCTATAACGTTGACGCCGCTGTCGCCGAATTTAACGCCTTCAAGCATCTGACGGAAGAAATGCGCCGTAAATTGCTGGATATTTCCCGTACATCAGAAAAGTCTTCCCGCTTTGGTTTCAACGTAAATCTTTAATTAACCCCATCCCCGACCACATATCGGGGATTAAATTAAATATCTGGATTAATTAACCGGAGGATTTGTCATGCTCAAACCTCACTACGGAACCGCATTAGTTTCTCGCGAGGACGTTAAACCCGGCACAGCAATTCTTTACAACGGGCGTTATTACATGGCGTCAGCGAACGTTAATAATGCACTTTACGCACATTCACTGATTGAAAAAATTCGCATTATCTCAGATGCAATAGAAGTTTACCTGAACAATAAAGGCCAACCGTTAATCTCACCAGCCTGAAGGGAAATATCATGCTCAATCAAAAAATAAATATCAATGTAAAAAGCGTCGTAACTCCAGCAGGAACGATAATGGGAGAAGTTTTTATGGATGATAAAATCATCGCCTATTTTGTCGTCCTGTCTGATGAGGCTATTTCTGTTATTGATACGGAAGGCAATGTTATGTTTATCGCGGAACATCCAGAAGATATCGCATTACAGGCCGCTGCATATTTCTTCGCTAAGGAGCAGGAGGAAGAATGTAACTGCCCTGTATGTCAGCTTTCCCGACAAATTAATTTAATGCATTAACCGGAATCAGGAGTTCCGCCATGAACGCATACCTCACCTGCGACCGCATAGAGGAGCGTCGCTGGATTAATCAGCAAATTCAGGATGAAAAGGATAAATGGATTGATGATCGGGCGCAGGAGCTTATCAGCATGTTCCCCGATAAACCATTGCTTATGAGCAGCCTTTTTTTACCCAAAGAAGCCCAACTAGCACTCACTGGCGAAAAAGCTGAAGAGGCGTACAACGATTATATCTCAGCGATCGCCTATGCTCGGGCGGAAGAAGAATGGGAGAGAAAATTCTCCCCCTGTCCTTTCTGATTTTCAGGACCAAAAAATGTTCGATATCGTTGAATTTGTTAAGCAGCAGGAGCGCTTTTTCTGCGAGGCATTAACTGAACCGACGCTGACATGGGCGAAGGAAAGTCAGTTTGCAATTCAGCAATTCCAGAAAAATGCCTTTCTGGCTGACACAGCAAGGGCAAATCTGCCCAGCGCACAGAACGCTATCATCAATGTTGCCGCCATCGGCATAACCCTGAACCCGGCCAGCAAGCTGGCGTATCTGGTCCCACGAAAAAAGGCTGTATGCCTGGATATCAGTTATATGGGGCTTCTGCATCTGGCACAGGTCACAGGAGCCATTCAGTGGGGGCAATGCAAACTTGTTTACGAGAAGGACATTTACGAGTCCAACGGTATTGACTGCGCCCCCACGCACAAATACAACCCCTTCGTAGACAGGGGCGCACGCATTGGCGGTTATTGTGTCGTAAAAACATCCGAAGGCGACTATCTGACCGAAGAGATGAGCAACAGGGAAATCGAGGTCATCAGGGCGTGCAGCAAAGCCGGAAATAACGGAGGAAGTAGCCCGTGGGATAGTTTCCCCGATGAAATGGCCAGAAAAGCCATTGTTAAGCGCGCCAGCAAATACTGGCCCCGTCGCGATCGCCTGGATACAGCTATCGACTACCTGAACACTCAGGGCGGTGAAGGTATCATCCTGAATGCTGATCACATCCCTGAGCGTGACGTCACTCCCGCATCAGATGAGATTATCAATGAGATCACTCAGGCAATCACCGAAATTAACAAGACATGGGATGACCTGCTTCCCTTATGTTCCAAAACATTCCGTCGCACGATTGCATCACATGAATATCTCAGTCAGGAAGAAGCTGTCAAAACGCTTGATTTTGTCAAAAAGAAAGCTGCCAGAAACAAGGCCACGGCGGAAGCGAAAATTCACGCCACCACGGAAAATAACAGCGAGGCCGTGTCATGACACCAGAAATTATTCTCCAGCGAACTGGCGTGGATATTACCAGCCTCGACCAGGGCGATGATGGATGGCACAAGCTGAGACTCGGTGTTATCACTGCTTCAGAAGTTCACAATGTGATAGCAAAGCCACGTTCCGGCAGCAAATGGCCTGATACAAAAATGTCATACTTCCACACCCTGCTGGCTGAAGTTTGTACTGGCGTGGCACCGGAAGTTAACGCTAAGTCGCTCGCATGGGGAAAGCAATACGAAGATGATGCCCGTGCCCTCTTCGAATTTATCGCGGATGTTACCGTCTCGGAAACGCCAATAATTTTTCGTGACGAAAGCATGCGCACCGCCTGCTCTCCCGACGGTTTATGCAGCGACGGTAACGGTCTTGAGCTTAAATGCCCTTTTACTTCCCGCGACTTCATGAAATTCCGGCTTGGCGGCTTTGACGCTATCAAGCCTGCTTACATGGCCCAGGTGCAATTCAGCATGTGGGTTACAGACAAGGACGCCTGGTACTTCGCCAACTACGACCCACGCATGAAGCGTGAAGGCCTGCATTATGTCGTGGTCGAGCGGGATGAAAAGTACATGGCGAGTTTTGATGAGATGGTGCCGGAGTTCATCGACAAAATGGACGAAGCACTGGCGGAAATTGGTTTTGTATTTGGAGAACAATGGGGGGTTAATAACTAATGGATGAAGTGATTTTTACTTATAACGAAGAATCAGCACTGACCGCCGGACAAGGTAGTTTTATTACCGAAACGGGTGCGCATATCATTAACATCACCGAAGCAGAACTCAAGCAATCAGAAAAAGGTGCCCGATTCATTGAGTTTTCTGGAGAATCCGACGACGGACGGAAAATCCAATATCTCAGTGTTTGTGTTCAGAAGAATGACGGTACTGAAAATAAATTTGGGGCGAGCATTATTCACGCCATGATGGGATGCACAGGAATTGGGCAGTTAACGCAACATATGGTTTCCGTCAGTAAATATGTTGCACCTGAGTTTCACGGAAAGAAAATCGGACTCGTCCTCCAGAAAGTATTAACCACAAACAGAAAGACTGGCGCAGACGGTTACCAGATGGAAATCCGCATTCCATTCATTGCAGAAACAGGGCAGACACTGAAAGAAAAAGCTGAAGGAAAGAAACCAGAAACGGTAGCAAATATGGTTTCCACTCTCAAAGACAAAGACAATCGCAGCAAAAACGTAAACCCGAATCACACGGACGACCCAGGTTACTGGCAGTACGGCAGCGATAGTTTTTAATTCACAAACAAAACCAGGCTTTAAATGCAGTGAACAACTGAAGCCTTAACACACCTCTACACGGAGATATTAATATGAACCAGCATCAAACTGATGTTAATGTTTTCATTAACGACCTCGACGGCGGGGTATTTGTTAACAAACTTGGCGCGGTATTAAGTGAAGTTGCCTTTGGCGTAAACAGCACAAACAAAAAAGGAAAGGTATGTGTTGAATTCGAATTATCTTCACTTGATGAAAATCGCGTATCAGTTTCCCATAAACTAAAATTCACACGCCCGACAATGCGTGGTAGTAAATCAGAAGAAGACACAACTAACACCCCGATGTTTGTAAATAAAGGTGGTGAGCTTACTTTGTTCCAGAAAGACCAGGGACAGCTTTTTGATAAACAGGGCCAACATGACGCTGTTTTACGCTGAATATTCCCCGCCTTAAAACGCTCGCGCATTATCCCTAAATACATAAATTAAAGGTAAATATACATGTCTCAGTTAGATAGCAATGCCATTAAAGAAATTGTAAAACTCACCACTACTGCTTTTTCTGGTGAAAATTTGCCGCTTACGGAATGCCCTGTTGCGTTATTGCCGGACAATGTAAATATCGAAAGTCTGGAACGATTCATGACAGAACGTTTTCGTTTCCGTGGAGTCATGACCACAACCAGTATTGATGACTTTGTTGAATACAGCAAAGGGTATGCCGATGAGCACTCCCGCTGCTTCATTAACGCGGAAACGATGAAAGCAGTCACTGTGTTCAATATCGGCACTCTGGAGCAACCTGGACACGCTGACAACAAGGCACTGCTGGAACTGAAAGCCACATCACCATATCGCGCATTGCGTGACGTTGACGGCAAAAAACAACTCCAGAAATCTCTCGCTGAATGGCTGGAAGACTGGGCCGACTTCCTCACGGCCTATGACAGCGACGGTAATGTACTGGATATCAAACAGGCTATCTCTGCTGTCCGTCGTCTGACTATCGATGCAAAACGCAGTGCTGAATATGAAGAACAAAACTTCAGCGGTAGCCGCTCAGTTATGGAATCAGTGGAGGCTAAAAGTAAGGAAATCATGCCTGCCACTTTCCGCTTTGAATGCATCCCATTCGAGGGCCTGAGCAACCGTGAGTTCACCCTGCGTCTAAGTATTCTGACCAGCGAGCAACCTGTTCTGGTACTACGTATCGTGCGCATTGAAGCTGCGGAAGAAGAAATTGCCAAAGAGTTCCGTGACCTGCTGAAAGAGCGTTTCGAAGAAGCAGATATCTTAACCTTCATCGGCACATTCTCAGTCTGATGAAATCTGTGACAGGGACGTCACGACATATCGCTCACATTTCACGAGAAAATACACCGTTCTATGAGGATATATTATGCAATTTAAAGATTTACCCGAGGACATTCAGAAAGTAGCTGCGGATACGCTTAAAGCTCATTTATCGGTGGTTGATTTAAGAAAAGAACCAAAGGCGAATCTGGAAAATATCTCCCGAAACTTGCGGGATATTTTTGTCGGGCTGTATGCTTATGATAATGAAAAGCACAAGGACCATATTCAAAATTGCTGCCTTAATAAAGGTCAACAAAACATCAAACGCAATATAACAGAAAACGATAAATCAATTAATTCTGTTGAAAGACTGAATAATTCGCAGGAATCAATACCGGGCAATCGCTATCCAGAAGAGGCCACGCGCGATCTGGAAGAGGCTACGCGCGATCTGGAAGAACTACTTGGCAATCGTGAAACAAAACTTCTTTTCCTGGTTCCGGTTATTCGCCAGAAAGTTCAGGATATTCTTGAAGAAAATGGCATCCCGAAAGAGTACGCCAGGGATGCCATGGAATATTCACTCGAACTGGTGCGTATCAATCCCGATCTGGACTGGCTTGATGAGCATTTAGAATTTCAGAAAGGCGCTTCATGTGAAGACTAAATTCGTTCTTAAAAATGAACTCTGGGTTCATTGTTGTTTTCTTTAGTCCCGGCTTTTCTTCTAATTTTTGGCGATAGTGCGGAGTGTTAATAAATAAAGCCGTGGCGTTTGAAGCGGCAAGAAATGCGATTTTAATTTTTTCATTTTGATCCATTTCACCCTCCTTAGGGGTTGTGGTTAAGGAGTTCTCCACGGGTGAGGTGGAGGACGTGCGCCGGACACGGGTGAGCATCCGGCAATTCCAGCTTACCGCCAGTTTAATCCCCCATAAAGAGACGAAGAAATGAGCGCTCATCATGTTGTGAGTTTTTCAGGCGGTCGTACATCGGCGTATCTCGTTCACCTTATGGAGCAACGCAGAAAGGCAGGTGAAAACGTTCATTACATATTCATGGATACGGGATGTGAACACCCGCTGACATACCGATTTATTCGGGAAGTCGTGAAGTTCTGGGATATTCCACTAACCGTGTTGCAGGTCGATATAAATCCAGAGCTTGGGCAGCCAAATAGTTATACGGAATGGGAACCAAAGGATATTCAGACGCGAATGCCGGTGCTTAAACCGTTTATGGATATGGTTAAAAAGTACGGCACGCCATACATCGGCGGCGCGTTCTGTACTGACAGGCTAAAACTCACCCCTTTCACGAAATATTGCGATGACCATTTCGGACGAGGGAATTACATCACATGGCTGGGTATTCGTGCGGACGAACACCGTAGGCTGAAACCGAAACCGGGCGTCCGGTATCTTGCCGAACTGTCACATTTTGATAAGTCGGATGTTATCCGGTGGTGGCGAGCACAACCTTTTGATTTGCAAATCCCAGAGCACCTCGGGAACTGTGTTTTCTGCATCAAAAAGTCAACGCAAAAGCTGGGGCTTGCATGTAAAGACGAACCTGGTCTGATGCGGTTTTTTAATGAACTGGTTACAGGCAAACACGTCAGGGATGGTCATCGCAGAACAGGAAAAGACGTTATGTACCGTGGCCACCTGACGCTTGACGGGATTGCCAGAATGTATGCCGACAGTGACTACAGTAATTTGTATCAGGCGATGGTGCAAGCCAGGCGGTTTGATACTGGTTCGTGTTCCGAATCATGTGAAATCTGGGGTGATCAATTGGAGTTGAAATTCGAAGAGGTGGTGGCATGACAACCGAAATTAACTATCAGGCACTGCGTGAGGCGGCAGAAGCAATAAAAATAGTAGCCACACCACAAAAATTGCTGGCATTTCGTATGAAAGTCACACCGCAGGTTGTGCTGGCGCTGCTGGATGAACTAGAAGCTAAAAACAAACACATTGCAGAACTGGAAGCGAGGGAAGTTCAATTACCGACTCGCTACGACCTTCGATATGGGCACCCAATAAATGCTGATAAGCGGCATGTCATGATACCTAAAGAAAATGGCAGTTGGCTTTGCCTGATTGACTTAGAACACGCACTACGCGTCGCTGGCATTCGCATCAAAGGAGAGTGAGATGGCCACTATTAGCAGAGAACGCATTGAGCAGTACGTCAATGACCCGCGCATGTGCAACGTTAACGATGAGATTCGACAAATTGCACGTATTGCGCTGGCATCGCTGGAAGCAGAGCCGGTGGCGTGGGAATGCGGTGAAAACATAATCCTGTTTAACCCTGACACAGTTGAAGCATACGCAAAACGCGCGGAGATATCGCCTAAACCACTATATGCCGCGTCGCCAGTTTCGGTAACTCCGGATGGTTGGATAAGCTGTAGTGAGCGAATGCCGAAAAAGAATCAGAACGTACTTATTTCGGTGAATTTCGATAGTGATCTGGTTGAGCCGCTAATATGCTCCGCACGCTATACCGGAAGCACCTTTCGGCGAGGAGAAGCAACGATTAAGCCGGGCAATGGTGTTGAGCAGGTAACACACTGGATGCCGCTACCAGAACCGCCGCAGGAGGTTAACCGTGGCTAACCTGCAACTTGCCGTCAAAGGTGAATACTTCGCAGATAGTTTCCCCCAAATCTGGGGAAAAGCCCGAATGGCGCGGCTTACAGCAAGATAAGGCCTACATGATTTGACAAATCCGCCAGAGCTATCGCATACTGACCGCACTAGAACTTCAAAGCGGTCATCCGCACCCGATAGCTTTGCGGCTTTTTTATGCCTGCAATTTGGCATAGTCACATCCGTACAAAGGTCGGGTGGAGAGGCGTAATACAATACCCGCAAGGGGAATATGCCCGGAGCATCTTTGAAGGCTCTAGTTGACACCCGATCACCAGCCACTAACTGGTGATTGCTAACTAAAACTTCAAAGGAGGTCATCATGACCAGTCAACTCATCCCCGTATTCAACGGCACTATCGACAACGAAACAATTCTTCTAGTTAACGCTCGTGAGCTACACTCTTTTCTTGGTGTGGGCAGAATGTTCGCGCACTGGGTTAAAGAGCGCATTGCTGAATATGGATTCGTTGAAAATCAAGATTTTGTTATTGCTTGCCAAAATTGGCAAGCAAAAGGTAGAGGCGGTCACAACCGCAAGGAATACCACCTCACCCTCGACACAGCCAAAGAGCTTGCGATGGTTGACGACTGCGTCCAATACTGACTATACTCCGCGCCGAGGCCTCGAAAACCTCCCAAAAGCGGATTAAACCAACCCCGTCAGTGTTGGATTTTTTATGCCTGTTATTCAGTGATAGCACAGTGTGCGGTCACATCCCCGATCAATGTCGGGAGGGCGACGAATACAACACCCGCAAGGGGAATAAGTCCGCGGTATCTTTTGGGCCGTTTCGAGCCTCCCGGCACCACATTTTGTGGTGGCATTTCTCGAAAAAAGCCAAAGGAGGTCATCATGACCACTCAACTCATCCCTGTGTTTGAAGGTACAATCTCAAATGAACCTACGCTTCTGGTGAACGCGCGTGATTTGCATGGATTTTTAGAGGTAGGTAAAGATTTTTCTAACTGGATACGGGCCAGGCTAAACGAGTATGGATTCGTAGAAAATTTAGACTACATTCTATTTTCGCCAAATTTGGCGAAAACTCCAGGCCGCCGCCGCAAGGATTACCACCTCACCCTCGACACAGCCAAAGAACTGGCGATGGTTGAGCGTAACGAAAAAGGCCGCCAGATCCGCCGATACTTCATCGAGTGCGAAAAGAAACTTCGCCAGAGCCTTTTACCTGCACCAATGAACATCAACTACCCTCTATCGTGGTTTTCAGAGCACCACCCCTACTCCATGATGAGCTATGTTGATCGAAAAACTCTTAACCTGGACGTTTCTGTGCTCTTCGACATGCCAAGCCCAACTATGCGCATCCTCAATGAGCTACACAGCAAAGGCTATAACGTTGACGCCGCTGTCGCTGAATTTAACGCCTTCAAGCATCTGACGGAAGAAATGCGCCGCACGCTACAGGATATTTCAAGATTGTCAGATCGAAATTCCCGAAAAGGCTTCTCGTTAAGCCTGTAACTTCCCCTACCATCCCCGACATCCCGTCGGGGTTTTCATATCTGGAGACAAAAATTTGAAACAGATCGCTTTCTACAGGCGTTCTGGAAGGCCCGGTGCCTTCCGTGGGTTAAAAGAACGCGTCACTTGGATGATTCAGTCTCGTGGTCGTCCTGTTACTGGCAGTGAAATAGCAGAGAAATTTGGTGTTTCACTTTGCGAGTTCAACAAGGTAGCTCGCGGCCTGACAAAGGGCAGTAAGGTTGTGAAAATAAAGGCTTCAGAACCATTCACCACAGACACCGGAATCGTTGATCGCTTTTTCTCCCTCGAATCAAATCCTCGTCGTGACACACCTCGCTCACGCAATGCCGTTCCTCCATTCAGTCGCAGAAGCCGTGAACACGCAGCAAAAAACTGTCGCGAGGAATACGTGCAAAAGGCCGAACGCCGTCGCCGACTGATTAAAGCAGGACTTTACATTGATGAGTTTGAAAACGCGCTATGACGAAAAAATACACCCTCATTTACGCAGATCCCCCCTGGACATTCCGCGACAAAGCAACCGATGGTCAACGCGGTGCAAGTTTTAAATATCCGGTCATGAGTCTTCTGGATATCTGCCGCCTCCCGGTATGGGAACTGGCAGCCGAGAATTGCCTGTTGGCTATGTGGTGGGTGCCTACACAACCACTTGAAGCATTGAAGGTTGTAGAAGCGTGGGGCTTTCGTCTGGTGACGATGAAAGGATTAACCTGGAACAAATGCGGGAAAAGACAGACCGACAAGCTGGTCATGGGTATGGGTAGCACCACTCGCGCTAACAGCGAAGACTGCCTTTTTGCAGTGAAAGGAAATCTGCCCGAACGCATTAACGCCGGAATAATCCAGTCATTCACTGCACCACGCCTTGATCACTCCCGCAAGCCGGATATGGCTCGAGAAAAACTTGTGCAACTTCTTGGCGATGTTCCCCGGATAGAACTGTTCGCCCGCCACACCTCGCATGGATTTGATGTATGGGGTAACCAATGCGGCACACCATCCATTGAGATGGTTCCGGGTATTGTTAAATTTCTGGAGAAAACCAATGAGCGAAAAAACGACGTTGACAAAGGCATCACCAGTTGAATTAAGGCAGTGTCTGGAAATCGCAAATCAACTTGCCAGAAGTGGAATACGATTTGTTCCAATCCCGATTACAGCAGATGCAGAACTTCATCTGTTTGGTGAAATTCTTTCCCGAAAGCTGGATGAACTGGAAAAGCTGGTAGAAGAAGCTGACACCTCACCAACCGTATAACAGCCCCACCGACATTAAAATATCAGGAGAAAAAAATGAACGCAGTGCTCACAGAATTGAACAAATTAGGAAAAGCATCAGCCGAAAGTATTTCTAAAGGTCTCAATATTGATTTGAATGACGTTATTGACACTCTATGGAAGTTAAAAAACCAGGGGGTAGTAACTGTAAAAAATGGCATCTGGCAGGCAGTTGCAAGGGAAGTGGACAAAAAACCAAATATCGCCTCAGTGCAGCCAGTGCAGCCAGTGCAGCCAGTGCAGCACAACATTATAGGCGACCTGCTACGTAAATCACGGAAAGAAGCGCGCCGCGCCGGGCGGAAACAGAAACGATGGGAGGGTGCATGTAAGGCGTTGCAAGAACTGAATAAATACCGTGACTTGATCAACGAATTGTCAGAGTGAGCGAATCACAGAGAGAATATTTTGAGAAACACCCCGCGTACATTAATATTGTTTTTCCTTTCTCTAATGACGGGCGGTATCCTGTTATTCGCAGGAACAACATTATTTATTTTTGTTGCCCGGCTAACTGCGAGGATAATGACATGAAAATCACATTTGAAAGTTACGGTTTAACAGCAAGTGTGGTTATATCCAGCTCTATATTCGAAAGCCGCAAACATCAGCATATCGTTGATGCAGTGAAACTCAAAGCCCCGGAAGTTACCGTCACAACACATGGACTTTTCAGGATACGAACGACGTTGACTACACACACCTCTCGGCATGCCGTGTTTATGATATGGCACTCAAGGAATACAACCAGTGTTCGTCCTGATCCAGCGCGGGCAGTCTTTCGTTGATGCCAACAACTATCCGGTAGAAATATGCAAGGTAACTCTGACTCAGGTGATCTACCGAAGGCTCGACGGCAGAACCAGAGCCACTTCAATTGGTGCATTTAATGAAGAATTTGAGCGAATCGAGCACAACGAACTGCATATGATTAAAGCGGAAATTGAGAAGGAAAAGCATATTGCCAGCCTTCGAAAAATGCGCCGTACATCAATCAACTGACAACCGCCTTCGGGCGGTTTTTTCTTACACATGCAGAGGCAACTTATGCGCGAGTTAGTAAACCAACATAACCATGGCATTCAGCCAGTCATCACACCTGTTGTACAGATAAATGCGAATGAATGGGTAACACTGGAGCTTTTAATGGCTATAACAGGCCTAAGAAAAGGAACAATATTACGCGCCAGGGACAGTGCGTGGATGAACGGCAGAGAATATAAACAAATTGCCCCCGACGGAACGCCAAAGAAAAACAGCGAATGTCTCTATCATCTTCCTACCATCAACACTTGGATCAAAAACCAACCCTTACCATCTCAGGATGTTTAATTCTTGTCCATAAGAGTATAACCTGAGCGTGCTCTTGGACGCAGGAGGAACAATGGCGAATTCAGCCTATCCAGCCGGCGTTGAAAATCACGGAGGAAAACTCCGAATAACGTTTAAGTACAGGGGTAAACGAGTGCGCGAAAATCTTCGCGTGCCCGATACTCCGAAAAACAGAAAGATCGCTGGTGAGTTAAGGGCTTCTGTCTGCTTTGCAATCAGAACGGGAACGTTTGATTATGCCGAGCGATTCCCTGACTCACCTAACCTGAAGCTATTTGGCCTGGTAAAAAAAGATATCACCGTCGGTGAACTGGCACAGAAATGGCTTACTCTGAAAGCAATGGAAATCAGTAGTAACGCCTTAAATCGTTATCAATCAGTGATGAAAAATATGCTACCGAGGCTTGGTCCTGGCAGGCTGGCGTCATCGATTACAAAAGAAGATCTGCTGTTTATCAGGAAAGATTTACTGACCGGGGAAAAGGGAAGCAGGAAAACCAGCACGTCCCGAAAAGGAAGAACCGTACCCACAGTGAACTATTACATGACAACAACAGCCGGAATGTTCAGCTTTGCCGCCGAAAACGGGTATCTGGAGAAAAACCCGTTTAATTCAATAACACCGCTGAGGAAATCAAAACCAGTGCCGGATCCACTGACCAGAGATGAGTTTAGCCGTCTCATTGATGCCTGCCATCATCAACAGACCAAAAACCTCTGGACAGTGGCTGTTTTTACAGGGATGCGACACGGTGAAATTGCCGCACTTGCATGGGAGGATATCGACCTGAAAGCTGGCACGATAACAGTGCGAAGAAATTTTACAAAAATAGGTGATTTTACGCTACCAAAGACTGACGCAGGCACTAACCGGGTTATACATCTTCTGGCACCAGCAATTGAAGCACTTAAAAACCAGGCGATGCTTACTCGTCTTGGCAGGCAGCATCAGATCACTGTTAAATTACGCGAGTACGGAAGAACAATTTTGCACGAGTGCACTTTTGTTTTCTGTCCGCAAATCGTTCGCAAGAATCACAAGGCGGGTATTAACTACGCGGTAAGCTCCATCGGAGCGACATGGGATTCAGCAATAAAAAGAGCGGGTATCCGATCCCGTAAAGCGTATCAGTCACGCCATACCTATGCGTGCTGGGCTTTATCTGCCGGAGCAAACCCGACATTTATTGCGTCACAGATGGGGCACTCCAGCGCCAGCATGGTCTACAATGTTTATGGTGCATGGATGCCTGAGTGCAGCGTGACTCAAGTTGCCATGTTGAATAATGTCCTTAATGCCCGTGCCCCAGACGTGCCCCAAAGTGACCAGGAGGATGAAATAAAATTATATTTTTCAAAATGATAAACCATATCCTTAGACATGTTGAAACGATGGCACGCGCAGTCGCTGAGGGTGCAAGCAAAGTGGATGGCGCTGAAGTTGTCGTTAAGCGTGTACCGGAAACCATGTCGCCGCAATTATTTGAAAAAGCAGGCGGTAAAACGCAAACTGCACCGGTTGCAACCCCGCAAGAACTGGCCAATTACGACGCCATTATTTTTGGTACACCTACCCGCTTTGGCAACATGTCCGGTCAAATGCGTACCTTCCTCGACCAGACGGGCGGCCTGTGGGCTTCCGGCGCACTATACGGAAAACTGGCGAGCGTCTTTAGTTCCACCGGTACTGGCGGCGGTCAGGAACAAACCATCACATCCACCTGGACGACCCTTGCGCATCACGGCATGGTGATTGTCCCCATTGGCTACGCAGCGCAGGAATTATTTGACGTTTCACAGGTTCGCGGCGGTACGCCGTACGGCGCAACCACCATCGCAGGCGGTGACGGTTCACGCCAGCCCAGCCAGGAAGAACTGTCTATTGCTCGTTATCAAGGGGAATATGTCGCAGGTCTGGCAGTTAAACTTAATGGCTAA